GAGGCGCTTGGGAATTATGACGGCAAGGATAAAACCGATTTAACAAAAAAACTGCTTGACTTAAAAAATTACAAGGGCGCTGACAAGGGCGAACTTGCAAAAATGATAGCGGGCGGTAATTATGATGACGTGCTAATCAGAATGGCGGAGGGTAATAAAGTTTATGCAAAATCGCTTGAGTTAACCAGCGATGCAGGCAAGCTAAACGGGCGCGTTATGGGCGCTTTATCACTTGAAGCGCAAACGTTATCTGGCAGGTACAATCGCGCGATTGCGAGCGTTACAAACTTTGGCGCGTCAATCGGCGACATGATTAACCAAACGCTGTTTGGCAAAGAAGTCACAGCACAGTTTGATGCGACAATTGCAAACTTAAGCGTGGCGTTTGGCGGCGCTGGAAACAATATAAAATTCATGGAAGTCGCGGTTTTTGGGCTTGCTTTTGCGTTTGATGTCGTTGCCCTTGGTGTTGGACTTGTGATTGATGGCGTGTCGATTTTAGGCGTTGTTTTAAAAGGCGTTGTTGACGCGATGTCGTACTTAGCAAGTGGCGAATTTAAGCTTGCCTTGGCCGCAGTTAGTGAAGCTGGCTCAAAAACAAGCGAGATTGTGTTTAATCGAGTTGAGGCACAACGGATTCAGGGCAAAGAGTTAGAGGACAAGTGGGCGGCAATTCAAGGCGGCCAACGTGCAATGCGTGATCGTGATGGAAAAATAATGCAAACTGAAACCGCGACGGGTGTTAAAATCTTTACAAAACCACCAGCAACAGCGGCGGCTGGGCAAACGACAGGCGCGGCGGCAAAACCAGCCAACCCAGTGGAGGCACAGAACGCACAATTAACCAACCAAAGCGCAGTTATTAACCAACAAACCAGCCTTAAAAATCAAGAAGTTGCGGCTAAACAGGCAGAGGTTGCGCAATTGACTAATCAGTCTGCTATTTTGCAAAATCAAGCGACTTCAAACTTTATGGCAGGCGTTGAGCGGTTCAATCAGGTTGCAAATAGCATAAACCTTTCGCAAACCGTCGCGGCTGGCGGCACTGGAAACCAAGGGAGATAAAATGAGTAGGCTTTTAGACGCGAGCTTTAAGGGCGTGAAATTCTTTGTTGACGGCAATGAGGGCTTGCAAAAGTTCGGGCGTAACCTTGTCGTAACAGAGTACCCAAACTCAAAAGAACAATATGCAGAGGATACGGGCGGCTTTGCCGATTCTTTTGAGGTTGACATCTTCTTTATCGGCGAGTTCGCATATGAAGATTTTGAGGCATTTCGCAACGCGGCCAACGAGGAAGGCTTTGGCGATTTAATCTTGCCGATGCAGGGCGAGTTCAATGTCAAATGCGGTCAATGCGTCCCGATTATTCAACCAAACAAAACCAGTCAATACATACAAGTATCCTGCGCGTTTTTCACGAGTAGAAATGACGCAGGCTTTGTCGATGCGCCGCTTGACGTGCAGTCGGTGCTGTCTTTTGCGTCTGAATTTCGTAAAGAGTTTGCCGCGTTTTTTAATAGTAGCTTTTTTGTGGCAGTAAACGATGCTTTATCAACAATTGCGGCGATTACTGACATCGAGAGCATGATGCACGATTTAAAGTATATTTTGAAACAAACATCTGCGCCCATGACTGATGCCTTTCAAAAGATTGAACAAATCGAGCAGAATATTGATTACATACTCGATACAAATTCAATCGGCAATGAAATAAGTGAGCTTTTTGAGATAATCAGCAACGGTTACGTGACATTTGAAACGCAGGAATCTGTATCATATTTTGCCGATGCTGGCAGTGTTTATGAGTCAAATTTATCGACACAAATCACTAACCAATCGAGCGCAATTGGTGGGCAAGCGTACTGGCCAAGCGATACTCAAACGCGCATAAATCGCAACGCAACGCGCGAGTTGTTGGCATCATTTTATAAAGTAAACACTTTGACGCTTGCTTATGAAATGTATCCGTCCACCCAGCTTAATACCGACATTCAATCGGTTGAATTAAAAAACAAGCTGGAGCAAAATTTCGATAAGCTTTTTTTTGGAGTAAAGAACGATGCGAATGGCTTGCCGATTGTTGACGCTGTTGAAGTGCCTGATTTTTTGCTTAGCAAAGTTGTTTTTGACGGTTTTAATGCGGTGAGGTTGGCCGCTTTTCAGTCGCAAGAAGCCAGTAAAAATGTTAAGTACAAAGTGGAGCAAATCGATACTAAGCAAAGCCTATTCGCCGATATTTTTGGCTTTACTTACGCTGGCCTTGCCGATATTATCAAGAATGAATCAGAATTGATTGAGGTGGCCGAGGCATTGCGCAAGCAGAACAACCGCGCCACGTACCTTGTCGGTGGCAAGCTTGAAACCTTAAGGAGGTTGTGATGTTTACCGTTTCAATAAACAACAAACCCGAGGCGAACTGGACAAAGCTGGATTTTTCGCGATCAATCGATGAAAACGTTGGAACGTTTAGCATATCAGGCACGTTGGCCGCAAAGGACAGTAAAATTCAAGCCAACGATTTTGTAAGCATATATTTTAAAAACCAAGTAGTCATGACAGGGGTGATTGATAGGATAAGCATTAAGGGTGGGCGTGACGGGACTGAAACAACGTACAGCGGTCGTGATGTGGTGTGTGATGCTGTCGACAGTTGTGTGCCTGACAAGCTGAAAAACATCAAGGGCGAAATTACTTTAAAAAATTACGCTGAAAAATTGATAAGCGGACTTGGCTTGACAAACAAGGTTATCGATACCACCAAAGACGGCGCTGGTTCTAAGCCTGTTAAGCAACAAAAAGCAATCGAGAGCGGCGAAAAAGCGCTTGAGGCAATCACAAAAATGGCGGCCAAATTGCAGCTTTGGATTGTCGCTGATGAAAAAGCTGATTTGTTGATCATGAGAGCTGGCGAGTTGGATTTAGGTACAAAGTACTGCTATCTTAAAAACGGCGCTGGCTTAAATAACATTCTTGACGCGGAGCTGGAAATAGACACCGCTGAAATATTTAATAAAATCAAAGTTAGAGGCAAAGGGTCGGTGGCGTTTGACATTAACGCAAGCAACGATAACATTACTGACTTATCGGGCTATAATTATGACGAACTGGCGCGGCCAACCAGATATTTAGAGATAAAAACAAACGACACAATGACGCTTGAGCAGATAAAGCAGCGCGCGCAAGACGAAATCAATTACCGCAAAGCAAAAAGCGTACAATACCGCATCAGCACAAATTTTTTTCACACAAAAAGCGGTGGGTTTATCAAAGTCGGTGGTGTTGTCGACGTTGATGATGAGATAAGATGGGTGAGCGGTAAAATGATAGTTAGGTCGTTTACAACAAGTTACAGCCGAAACGATGGCACAAAATGCGATTTGATGCTTGCCCCGATTGAAGCTTATCAGATTGTTGATTTAGACGAAAAACAGTACAAAACAAGCAAAACGAGTAAGCATATTAAAAAGTCTGACAAAAAATTCAAGGAGGGTTAAATGATAAACATTGCAAAGGTTACGGCCTCAAAACAAAGTGGCGACCAGAACAGTGAACTTGCGCGTGACGGGCAAGAAGGCGTGGCCACGCAAGTGTTGGCACACACAGGCACGGCATACCGCCCAAACAGCGGCGACTTGGTGGTAACCATGCCGATTGAGGGCAATTCTGGCAACTCTTTCTGTATTTCGATTGAAAAAAATGGCGCAAAAGTCACGTTGCAAGAGGGTGAAATAGCTGTCGGCCACTTTGCAAGCGGTGCATATGCTGTTTTTAAGAATGACGGCACGATTGAAAGCTTTGGCACTGTAAAGCACACGGGCAACGTGACAATCACGGGCAATTTAACGGTGACTGGCAACACCGCAACAAGCGGAACGGCGACTGTTACTGGCCAATTAACAAGCGGCGCGGCGGTTATTGGCGGTAAGCCATTTGCAACACATACGCACCCGAACCCCGAGGGCGGCAATACTGGGGGAGTCAATTAAATGCAAGATTTAAAAAAGATTATGGACAGCAACGGCCTGTTTGTTTATGCTAGCAAAAACGGCGATTTAGACACGGTCGAGGGGTTAGAGGAGGCGGTTAAAGTAAGCTTGTTTACCGATTCTCGGCTTGAAGATTCAACTGTTAAAGACCCTTTTAGACGTGGTGGCTGGGTTGGTGATATTTTGAATAAAGAAAAACGACAACTTGGCGGCAAGACGTACTTAGCCGAGCGGGCAAGGGTTGAACAAAACACGCTAAACAATGCTAAAGAATGGGCGAGAAAATCGCTTGATTGGCTTGTAAGAGATGGTGTTTGCCGCAACGTGATTGTTAATGTTTCTTTTTATAAACAACGAGATTTGACGTATAATATAAGCATAGTTGGCCGCGATGGCGCAAAATACGATTATGTATACCTTTGGGATAAAACTTATGGCTTTGAGAACACTCAAAATAACAACGCTTGAGCAAAACGGGCTTGCAAGGCTGAAAGAGCTTGAGCCTTCCATTGACACGACTGTTTACGGGTCGGTGGTCACTAATCTGATTCGGTCGCTTGCTATCACAGCATTCCCCGTGACTTTTTTGGCGCGTGACGTTTTAGACGATGCTTTCCCAAAAACGGCACAGGGCGAGGCGCTGGACAATATTGGCCGCGACAGTGGTGTTGAGCGCAAGCTTGCAAGTCAATCAAGTGGGCAAGCCTTGCTTATCGGTTCGGTTGGACAGTTAGTTGACGCAGGCGAGGAATACAGCACGGGCGCGGTCGATGTTTACACAGAATCACCAATCACACTTGACAATATTACTTACAATGTCACCAACGTGGCCACGGCCAACGGGATTTTAACTGTTACGTTTGGCACGATCCATAGCCTTTCGAAAGGCGTAAAAGTCACGCTGTCAGGGCTTGTCAATTCGGCGCTTAACGGTCAAAATGAAGTCACTGGGATTGTTTCAAGCACCGCTGTCACGTTTAAAACCACGTCACAGCTGGCTTTTAGCGGTGTAAGTGGCGGGACGGCCAGCCTTATCGGCGGCCTTGTTGGCATTAAGTCGATTGGTTCGGGTATCTCTCAAAATGTTATTAGCGACATCAAGCTAAGCGGCGACAATGAGGCTTATGTCACTTACAACGGGTTGACGGGCGCAAGTGACGCAGAAAGTGATGACGCTTATCGCCAGCGCATCATTGACGCGCGAAACATTTTAGACGGGGTGTTTACCGCCCCCCAAGTTCGCAACGCCTGCCTGTCAATCGAAGGAAATACAAGGGCGTGGGTTGTATCACCGCAATACCTTGTTTTTGGCGGCACGGAGGGACAAGCTGGTTACAAGCCACAGCCTGGCCAAGTTGTGTGTTATGTGATTAGAGATAATGATGCAAACCCAATACCAAGCCAAACGGTGCTGAACGCCACCAAACAAGCGGTGATTGATTTGGGTAAAATGCCAGTCCACACCGTGCCAGAGGATATTTTTGTTTTTGCGCCAAATTTAGAGGCCGTGAATATTAAAGTTGGGGCACTTGTTCCAAACGTTGCAAGCCTTAAATCGGCTATTGAAAACGAGTTGAAGGCTTTTATAAACGATTATTTAGACCTTGGCCAATCGTTGACAAACAATCAAATTATAAGTGTGATTCAATCGACGGTTGACGCGCAAGGCAACACGCCAAAAACATTCGCGCTTTTAAGCGCACCTCTGGTCATTGATTCAAGCAGCCTTGTTGCTTTTGGTGGTGTTACATGGAGCTGACTTATTCACCACTGGGGTTCCCAGCATTAGATGGCTTGCCGATTGGCGCTGGCGGTGTTTTGCTCGACGGCACAGAATTTTTATACAAGCCAAGTCTTGGCGAGGTAGAAACGTGCGCAAAAATATTTAGTCTTTCTTTGCCAAAAGGCCGATATTGGGAGGCTCACGGGGTGGCAGGGACACCTGACAACGCCCTTGCGATGGCGGTCGGTGAACAGCTTGCCGTTATTTTTGCTTATTTTTATTACTTAAGAAAAGAGTTAAGCATTGATACCACGGTTGACTTAATCACAAGCTGGGAGGAATCGGTTGGCTTGCCTGACGCTTGCACGCTTAACACTTCTAACGATTTAGAAACGCGGCGTAAAATTGTCAAACTTTTTCTAAGCAGAAAAACTTTTGTTACGGTTGAAGATTTTGAGGATTTAGTACTTGATTTAACTGGTTTTAATGTTAAGATAGTGCCACGTAGAAGTTCGGACAGTGTGTACAATATCGGACTTGACGTTGCGTCCTTTGATTTTGCGTTTTTCACAACGCCAAAGGCAAATCGTTTTACTTTTGACGTGATTGTCGATTATTCGCTAAACAACGCATCAAGTATCGGCGCGGCGCTGCTAGACCAAGCGTTACTTGATGACTACGTTACCCCGCCAACCGTTATTGAATGCTTAATTAACAGAATTAAGCCAGCCAATTCGGTGGCAATTTATACTTACGACACCGATTTATACAAATCAATTCAATAAAAAAAGGAGCTAAAAATGAAATTATTTGGAACTGGCGATACGCCTTTTCAGCCTGCAAACCCATCGCTAGACATTCCAGATGGAGACCCACGGGAACTAAATACAATTACAAATCAAGCTT